ATGACCAAGAATGGATTTCTCGGTATAAACAAGGATTTAATGTTTTTTGGGGTTATTTAGATGACAGTAATAGGCAAAAATTTGTCGATGCCGCTATGGAACAGTATGGGTGAATAATATGACTTGGCAAGAGATAATAAAAAAAGAACCAAAACAAGGGCCACGAATGAGCGAAGAAATGTATAGTGAATTTCAATTAGACAAATATCGTGATATGCAGTCTGGTTTGGTTCAGGTCGCTAATGATTTCAAGAGAAACGAAAAGGCCATTAAAGACTTAATGGGTAAAGAGGGAACAGAAGATATATTAGATGCAATAGCCGACACTTTACGGACTTATGGTAGATACTTAAGTAAACGGACTTCAACTGATTTTGATACTTTTTCTGGAAGAGTCCCACTAAACCAAGATAATAGAGAATACCTTGAAGAAACAGGACAGAAGTTTTTAGACTTAGCAAATGAAATATCTAAGAAGTAAGGTGAATAATATGACTTGGGAAGAGATAATAAAAGAAAAAGGCTATTCCGAAAGGGAAGAAGTGATTGGAGATGCGAAAAAGAATCCGGCTCGGATAGCATTATTTAGATTAGAGCAACATCTTAATAAATTATTTTTAGGTCAAGATACCGACATAAACGACATGTTGTTTCAAATCCGTAAGAAAATAGATGAAAAGAAGAGAGTGATTGAGATGGCGAAGAAATCTGATTACGGAGACGAATATCTTGAAAGACTGAATTTTATGATTGAACGATTATCTAACCCCGTCTCTTCTCAAAACCAAAAGAAATACAAACCAATAGTGAATTTTTTAGAGGATTTGAGGAAGATAATTAGAGGTAAAAAGTGATTGAGATGGCGATGAAAAAACAGAATAAATGGATTTTAGACCATGTGGCCTATGATTTTGCGCATTGGAATAATGGTTTTTTGAATATTTATGCAATATTGCAGTGAAAAAATAGGTGATTATTATGACTTGGCAAGATATTCTAAAAGATACTGCAACAGCAACTCGTTCAGCAGATTTATGGTCAATGAATGATTATGGATTTTATATGGATATTCTTGAAGATATTAAATTCCTAGTAAAAGAGGGCCATACTAAAGAAGATATTTTAGAATATCTTGCTGCAAAAATACTTCCCGAAAAAATGGCCCATCTTGATGGATTTATGGAAGAGTTAACAGAGATGAAGCCTTCGGATGGTATATCCGATGTTGACTGGGAAGAAGTTGCTGAGAATTTTGATGAAGATATTGATAGTATTATGGAAGATTATAGGGTAGTTGGGGAGAATTAAAATGAATTGGGAAGAACAATTACACACGAAGAATGAAATTAAAAAAGCAGGGGGAAATTAATATGACGGAAGAAAACATAGAAATGGTAGATTTATTAAAAGAATTAGTTTCACGACTAAAGAAACTTGAAGGCACAGTATATAACAATGACAACATTCTAATGAAGTCGGGTATAGTTACAGTTAATTCCCCTACTCCTGTTGTGGGAAAACATGAAACTGTTCCCGATGGTGATATGATTTCTAAGATGAGTTGGGATGAAATTAATACTCTTGTAGATAGAATGGGGGCTTGAAAATGGCTTGGAAAGATATATTAAAAGGACATCCCGATGAAGATACTCCTGATACTTTAGCATGGCAAGCGAAACAAAATAGGCTAAGGGCGCAAATGGAACAAGGTGGGTCTGTTCCTGATTGGGGTAACAAAGCAATTGTTATGGAAGAAGATAAGAGCCGTGCAGGTTTAGTTGTTGGTCAGGTCACTAATCCTCAAGGTAAAAAAATTCCTGTCTATCACCCTAATATTGTTTTATCAAGTGAATGGGGCAGTTAAAAAAGGAGTAATTATTATGACTAATGAAAAAACTAAATATGTAGAAAAACTAATGAAATTCGTCATCGGTGAAGAAATAAAACTTAAGAGAACTAAGGGTGAGAAAGTCACTATCAAAGAACTCGGAGTAGGTCATCTTTCCGACGAAGCGAAAGGCACTAGTGTAAAAGAAGGCAAAAGAGATTACGCAAGCGGAAATAAGTAAGGTGATTTTGTGTGCCTCTTTCAGTTGAAAAAGAAAAAGACCCTTTAACTATTAGAATAATTCAATTTTTTGAAAGATTCCGAATGGCTTATCTTTCTGCTTTATCTGACCCCAAAAATTATGGTAAAAAATGGGCTTTAACCATTAAAGCACTAAGGGAACATTGGGATAATATTAACGAATACAGCAAACTCCTTAAAGAAACTATTTCCGAAAAGGAGTTATTTTCCGATGATGCTGAAAATATTGAAAGTGATACTGCTAGGCGCATATATGAAGAAGTTAAAGCCTTACGTTATTCTTCCGAGAAAATCAAAGACCCTTTTGCTAATAAATATGGTGAAAATGTTTTAGAGAAACTTCTTGAGAATGAAGCCCTTCTTGCTAAATTTATTCATTGGGCAATTCGCCGCCACGATAATGCCTTATCAACTAAGGCTTGGAAAGCCAACGGATTAAAACCCGATACTCTAACTGCCGGTTATTCCGGTCTTAATCTTGCCGAGTCCGATATTGTTGATTTTATAGTGGAACATTATGGAGACAATAAAGATACTAAGCGCATTAAAACAAAGTATCTTGCTGCAAAAAAACTTCTAGAAGAAATATATATCGCTCAACATAGTTCAACCGCTTGGGAAAATATAACTAGTTTAGAAAAGGCTGAAAAATCCGAGATGAATTTTTTAGTTCCTAATAAGCCAATGTATCGTATTTTCGATATAGATGATTTAAAGGAAATTAAGGGGTTTACAGGAGATTATGTAGTTCAAGAAAAATATGATGGAATGCGTATTCAAATTCATAAAATAGATAACACTATTAAAATATATTCTTTTAATGAAAAGGATATTACCAACCATTGTCCTAAACAAGTTGAAGTAATGAAAAAGAAACATTTTGGTGACTGTATTCTTGATGCGGAATTAATGTTATTTGATGAAGAAGCCCCTCTCCACAGAGCAGAAGTTGTTGCTCGTATATTCAAAGATAAGAAATCTAACGCTATTTTAAGAGCGCATGTGTTTGATATTATGCGACATGAAGGTAAAGAATTACATGATGCTCCTTTATCAGAAAGACTACAAATACTTTTTAATAATTATTCTACTCATTCCGATGAGATGTTAGCCTTCCCTTCTAAGAAAGATACTCGTTATGCTGATTCAATAAGTCAAGTAGAAGATTATGCGAAGGAAATTATGGAACTACCTACCTCAGAAGGGGTGGTTATCAAAGACCTTACTTCAACTTATTTTATTGGCACAAAGAAAAATCCAAAATGGGTTAAGTGGAAGAAGTTTGTAGATTTGGACTTAATGGTTCTTGATAAGAAAACCACTAAATCTAATATGTTTACTTACACTTTAGGTGCTGGGCCAACCGAAGATGATTATAAAAATACTAAAACTATTAAAGAAAAGACTTATCTTAATGTGGGGAAAGCCCTCAATACTAAAACCGAAGTTGAAATTGGAGACATTATCCGAGTTAAAGTAGATGAAGTTAAGAAAAATAAAGATGGTAGTTATACTCTCTATTCTGCAAAAGTTATTGAAATACCTGAAGTAGAAACCCCCGATAAATTGATTACATTAGAGATGTTATCTAAAGATACTAAAAAATCTCTTAATTATGATGTTAAAGCGTTAGAGAAGGGTTATTCAATTTCCGACGCAATTCATGGTGATGCAACTGCTATTATTAAGGGAGAATTAGATGGCTTTACTTTTTATGGATTTGAAGAGAATAATCTTATGGCTAAGAATGCCCTTATGGATTTAGATGTTTGGAAAACCCAAATTGAAGATATGCTAAAAGATGAGAAAGCCTATTTGAGAGTATCAATTCGCAATTTTCTTATTGAAGAAGGTAAAGAAACTCCTTTTTCTGCTATTGAATCATACGCACAAGAACATAGACCAAAAGAATTTAACAATGTTTTCGATAATAATGGTAAGAAAATGATGAATTGGTTACGTCATCAACAAGATATTGATTATCTTGGTAGTGGAAAATTTATCGCTAATTCCGACGTGTTAGAAAAAACCTATAAGACTCCAGATAAATATAGAAAGGGTGATTTTAAGGTATATCGTAATGAAAATGAAAATCTTACTATTTTATTCAAATTAAGTGATGTTACAATTGGTTGGGAAATTAAAATAGATTCCGAAGAAGATGTATTTTCACTCTTTGGTAAATCCGCTAAGTTTCCAGCAGTAGTTCAAACTAATTTCCGTAAAGGGAAATTAATTGATTCGGGTGAAGTTGAATTGGGTGTTCAACGACATGGCTACCATGAGTATTTACTTGATGGTAATAAATTTAATACTAAATTTCATGTGAGAGTTATTCCTGTAAAGGGTGAAAAGGTGTGGTTAGCATGGACAGGATTAGAAACTAAGCGTGTTGAGTCCGATAGTGATGATGGGATTTGGGAAATTACTAATGATAAGTTTGCTGATTTAACTCCAGAAGAATTAAAATAGTTGTTTTAATTCAAAGTAAGCATGAGTTCTGCTGTTATGTCTAGAATAGTGCAACCCATACGAAATGATTCTTTTAGTATTATTAAATCCGATTCATTAGTAATTGGGGGTTATGCTTCCATAGAAATGGTTGATAAACAAAATGATTTAATAACTTTAAATGCGCTAGGAGAAGCAGTTAAAAAATATATGACTGTTCCTAAATTCCGAAATGTAATGACTAATCATTCTAATGTTCAAGTTGGGGAAGTCATTCCTCAATATCGAGATAGGGGTGGGAAACTATGGAAAACCGAAGTAGATGATGTTGGTTTCTTTGTAGTAATTAAAATTAGAGAAGATATTGAAAAGGCTAAAGAAGTTGGCAGGGATATTAGAAGTGGTTCATTACGTTCCTTTTCTATTGGGGGTCAAGCATTAGAAAAGAAAACAAAATCTCATAAAGATTTTGGAGATTATAATGAAATCTCTAAATTAGAATTACATGAGGTAACTGTTTGTGAAAAGGGGATTAATCCTGAAGCGAAATTCAATATATTAAAGCAAGATAAAGGTGATAACATGAATGAAGTAGAAAACGCATTAGAAGAATTAAATAAGACTTTGGATAAGATTAATAATGGTGGAATTATTGAGAAAACCGAAGAAAATACAGAAAAGGATATAAAGAACTTTGATAAAACTGAGGAAATAGAAGCAGGGGCAACGGAAATGTCGGACTTAGAAAAAGAAGAAGAATTAGAAGAACTAGAAGCATTGGACACCAATGACTCAGACGAAGATATGGAATACATGGGAGGAGAGAATCCTAATATGCCGGAAGAGGAAGGAACTGAAATGAAATCAAATCCTGACCTACCAACCGGTCAAGTTGAGGCTGGCCGTGCTGGAGACTTGGTAAGTGATAGTCACGACCAATTAGACGCTAAGTATATGGCTAAACTAGAAGACCAATCCACTTTGGATTTGAGTGCAGAAAATCTTGAAAAGGCATATAGTCAATTTAAGGCAGAACAACTTGAGAAGATGGCCTTTGATAAGGTTAAGTCTACTTTCTCTGACCGCTTTAATAATGAGATGGTTTCTAAGACCGAAGAAATTGAGAAGGCTAACTATGATGCAAAAGCAGAAGTTACTGAACTCAAGAAACAATTTACAGACTTACTTGACTCTCTTAAAAATGAGCAAGAAACAGTTATTCGCAAGCAAGAAGAAACAGTTGCAGCACTAAATATCCCAAGTAGCGAAGAAATTGCTAAGATGGATTGGCGAGAGATTAATGCTTTTGTCGAGAGCATTGAGGGGAAAATTTGAGGAGGAATAAAAATGACTTACGTTAATACAATTAAAGATTTAGAAGCAGCCACTTATGGTTATGGATTGAACGGCACAGGAGCAAACTCACTATTGAAGAGTGCAGGTGGAGTATTTTCCATCAACTCTGGATTTGTTGGCTCTAGTGGTGATGCACTTAGTTTGAACGGAACAGCAGGTAGTAATCTTGCTGCTCTTTACAATATGGTTTATGGCCAAAAGGTATGGTCAATGCTTAACCAAGAAATTAACCCACTATCGGTTCTACCTAAGAGGCCATACACTTCAAGTGGTTGGAGAGTAATGACTGCTCGACCTCAAGGTGGTACTGGTGCGGCTTTCTCAGTTAACACAACAACTGGAAATGCAATGGGAAATGCTAGTCCTGATGCGGATTTGATAGGTGGCGTTGGTGAAAACGAAGCACTTGCATCAACATCTCTTGCATCTCTTGCACCGGAATATGCAACTCTTTACATGAACCCAAAGATTGTTGCTCATCAATTCGATTATTCGGAACTTGCCGCAGAAATGGCTAAGATTGATGATGGTGTTGGCGACATACGAAAGTTGATTCGTGAAGATATGGGAACTTTCCATGCTGAATCTCAATCAAAGATGATGGTCATGCCTTTAGAGTTGTATGATAGTCTTGGTGCAGATACAAGTAGTGGACTAATCCGCCAAAACTACACTTCTCTAATGAAGATTGTAAGTTCATTTGCAGAATTAGCAGATACTACTGGTATTCACAATGTTTCCGCATTAGGTGGAACAACTAACTTCGCAACAACTGACGACGATGCTAAGATTATTTACGGAGCAACAAGGAGTGCTGCTTCTTATCTTGATTCCGAAGTTAACTTTGGTGGTAGTTATGCAACTGCTGGTCGTGCGCTAACATTGACTGTAATAAACGCAACAATTCAAAACCTTCGATTAAATGGTGGAACACCAAAGGTTATCCTAACAGGGTATGATACCATACAAGCGATTTCTGACTTGTTACAGGCTCAAGAGCGATTTATCGACACCAAAGAAGTTATCCCAACTCATAATGGAGTTAAGGGTGTTAAAGGTGCAGAAGTCGGATTCCGAGTTTCAACCTATTACGATATCCCACTAATTCCTTGTAAGGATATGCCTGATACCGGTTCATATAGTGGAACTCAATTGTCAGATATGCTACTATTAGATACAGACCATCTTTGGTTTGCAACTATGAAACCAACTCAATACTTTGAGGATGGTATTTCACACGGAAACCCATTCGGTGTTGGAGTTCTAGGAAACAGGGGACTTTACCGTACAATGGGTGAGACAGGATGCACTTTCTTTAAGGGACAGGGGAAAATTACCAACCTTTACTGAGGTGATTTAAATGACTCAACAATTTATAACAATGCTAGCAGACCATAAAGGAATTACCCGCCCAAAGGTTTGTGGCGATGAATACTTTGTGGATTGTTTCGTGAAGATGACTGTTTATCATACAGCAGATGTAATCAATGCTTCCGATGTAGGATTAAGCACAATTACAGCCGCAACAATAACTGGAACAACTGGTGGTGTTTCTGATGGTAGTATGGCGAATGGTGCTTACATTCAAGTCCCTACCGCTAATGTTGCCACTGGTCTTTATACAAGCACTAGTAGTATCAAAATAGTCTTATTTGATAATGATGGTGATTGTGCTGTGCTAAGTGATGCAACTAACATGGATGATATAACATTTAGACTTCGCATTTGGGGTTTAATCTGAGGCGATTACTTTGGCTACATTAACGCTATTAGAACCTACTATTCAAGCGGGGGGAGAATTTACTGCTCTTAATGGGCAGACATTTTTATTAGATTCTCCACAAGAAATCCCTGTTAAGTTAGCAATGCTCTATATGGATGCTCATAATCTTAAAGTCGATTTTACAGAAGTTGATTTTAAAGACATACCAGATGGTATTTTAGAAAATATGGCTATAAAATTGAGTTGTGAAACTAGTGAAGTTACTTCTAAGTTACTTCCAAAGAAATCAACTACATCTAAAATAACTTCAAAAGTTAAGCAAACATTAACTAAGTCAGCGAAAGATGATTCCGAAGAAGTAGTAGAAGAACCTACTATTTCCGATGAGTAATTTTATACGCTTTATCAGTTTAGGCTTTCCCAACGAGAGGGAATATTGTGACCGGAATTGGTGGATGTAGGAGTAGTTTCGCAATTACTGCGGATAAATTAGTTTATACTGGAGAAGGAAAATTAATTAGTATTCATGGATATGCAACAGGGACAGATACAGGATATGTAACTCTCCATGATTGTTTAACGCAAGGGGCTTGCGCTGATAGTAATATGGTTGGATTATTGTATGTGGGTTTAGCCTCAGTTGGTGCGGCGTTTGCAGAAGCAGATATGCATGGAGTTATATTTAAAACAGGACTTTATGCTGATGTAACGCATGTTGCTGGAACGGGAACTAAATTTACTGTGGAGTTTAATTGAGGTAATATAATGGCGGCATTAGATAAAGACACAAGATTAGTAATGACTATAATGTATGTAGGCGCAATGGCTGGAATGAATGTATATTTTTATTCAGTATATGGAATAGAATTACCATTTACAGCCTTCACTCATGCAATATTATTTAGTCTAATAACGGTGGGCGTAATAATGATGCAAAAAGCACTATTTGATTTAATTGTTAATGAAAGGTTAGAGATGTGGCTTCTTAATCGCAAGATTGATTTTTATTGGGAAAAGCGAAAGCGTGACGAAAGGCAAAAAGAGAAGATTAGGGAATCTATGAAAAGTAACCGAAGTAATTATTATGCGCAAGGGTATGATGAAGTTTCGGAAGAATTTTTACGGATTGAACCCTAATGGTGATATAATTGCTTGATAGGCTTTTTGGAGTAGATGAACAATCCCTCGCTTACGACCTTTCAAGGGCGCATTCTGCTGATGTCTTTTTTCTAAAGATAAGGGCATGGGCGTGGGGAACTATCTCTACCGTTGCTTTTTTCCTAATTGGGAATATAATGGGAGCATTGGGTATAGACCTTATTGGCGGGGCAATTAATGCTTTAAAGGATGTATTAGGATGGAATTAAATGGCGACATTATTAACCGGCTTTGCTATAATTACAGCGGAAGCGGCGGCTGGATTATATCGCAGACTTCATGCAATTAATTTTGGAGTGTATGGTGCAAGTAAGGTTGGTAAAACTACGTTACATAAACAATTAAGAACTAGAGGTGAAGTGCCTAATATTAAAGATAGAACTAAAGGATTAGGTAGGGCATCAAGAAAAGTAATAAAGATTGATAAAGATTCTAGGACAATTAAAACAGCCGATGTTGGGGGACAGTCACATTTTTGGGAAGAATGGAGAAATGACTTATTGAGGAGAAAAGTTAAATATATTATTTTTATGATAGATGATAGGCATTTATCGGAAGCGTATAATTTAGAACATCATTTGGGCTGGCAGTATTTAGTAGATATGATATGTGACGATTATTGGCGAATGTCTAGAGGTAAGACTAAAAAGAAGAAGGATAAGGATTTCCCCATAGCGGTTGGTATATGGGCTAACAAGTTTGATTTATGGAAGGATAAATATGAATTCAACGGGAATATCGACCATCACCCCATTTTTGAACCGTTCCGGCTCGGTATGCAAAGATTGCAAGATAGAGGCATACCATGCTTCAAATACATCGTATCAGCCAAAACATCGCCGGAGATGGTTTACAGAGGAATAATGACGATGGTAAAGGAGTATTGATAAAATGAGTATGCTATATTCACCAAACATTATAGGACAAAATAATTCAATGGTAAATCCATTAAAGATAAGTGGGAACGCTAGAGTTGCTGGTCCAATTATTAATTATGAATATAAGTCCCTCAATACAAAAAAACAACTAAAAGAACTTAATGGAATATTACTACCTGAAAAGAAACGCTTCTTAATTAAATTCGGATATAAATTTAATATTAGAGATAGGTGTGTTGTTTGTGGAGCGCATCATATTTGGGAACCTAGTGATGTTTTACGACCACCTATACCATTAGCGCATGTTACTAAGGGTAGACCGCTTCAAGGGACTTACTGCCCCCGCCATGCTTCTATATTCAAACAATTAGAAATGATGGAGCAACAAATCATTGCTGAAAAGCATGGGTTAGAGTTTAAAAGGTATATTCCTAGACCTAAACTACCTCAAATTATTAATAAAGGGCCAATAGTAACTTTAACTAAAGAAGATATAATTTCATTAACTGCGAAGGGGTGGGAAATAACACCGCCGGTGGCCGATAATATAAATGCAGAAGAAAAATTAGTATTATTGTTAATAGAATTAAAGGGTAGAATTGGGCAAATTGATGAATTGATAGGTGAATAATATGGGATTAATGGGAACTAGTAACGGAGCATTAGCGAGTCAAATGACTCAACAAAGTAGTAGTAATTTTAAGGCTATGAATAATTTATTAACTTTACAGGATAACCATGTTGAAGAATTTTTCCAATATCATGGTGAAGCATTTTTAACTGAATTTGAAAATATGATAGAAGATATTTTACAAAGAGTTATGGGAGAAATGTTAGGTAAATTACAATTTAAATTAGATGCCGCACAAGGAGATATCTTTTTAGAGAAACAATGTATGGCGGATTACACTAAAATCACTCAAGAGAATATTGATTTAGATATTCAAAAGATATTAGCGGCATCTGTTAATCAAGAAATAATTTATCAAAGGCAAATGGCTAAAAGTCAATATTTAGAATCTCAAGGATTTAATGCTGATAGCGGAAGTATGGCTGGTCAACAAATGCCTAATCAACAAATGCCTAATCAACAAATGGCTGGTCAACAAGCCCCTATGAATATTCAAGGTCAACCTCAAGCGGGTGCAATGAATCAACAAATGGGAATGCAACAACAGGCTATGAATAATACTTCGGGATATCCTGTTGCACCTACCGGTTATGACCAATATAACAATCCTTATTGGATTGACCCAGCATCAGGACAGGCTAGTTATACTCCCCCAAGTAGCGGATTAGGATTAGGTAAAATGATTACTAAAGGGGCGGCTTGGGCTAAATGGTTGGCTTAAGGTGATTTCAAATGAAATTTCTTTGGCTTGATGATAAAATTGAAACTATCACTCAGTTTAATTTAAAGGATAATTTAGGGACATTTATTTTAAATCGTTTTGAAATAGAAGGTCGAATTGACGAATTACCCGATAAGTTAGAAGAAGCCGATGAAGGTATTGAATATACTTCAAGGCATGAATCATGGTTAATTGATAATTGTGATACAAGTTTAAAAGAATTAAAAAAAACCTCATTAAATGAATTAGTTAATAAATATGTAGTTAAACATAATTTCTATGATAAATTAGGAGAAATGCCTGATGATTTTACGTTAGGTGATATTAATAATAGGGATAAAGCGGCAAAATTTATAGGGTCTGCTGATGAAGATATAGACATATTAAGGGGAATTAAGGAAATAAGTAAAACCACAGTGAAATCTTTGTTAAGGGAAATGAGTAAAAACCCTAAAAAGGATGCTGGAACAGACCATGTATTTGGAGCATCTTTTAAGGTTAAGACTGATACTGATAAAAATATAATTAAATTAATTTTACAATATCAAACAGAAGAGCCTAATTTAGATTTATTGGGAACTGAAAACTTTACTTATAAGCCATTATCTAGACCTAAAACTGTTGTTAATGGTAGTAATATAGAAGTAATTAAATTAGATGAGGAGTTTGTTGAGTCATTAAAAACAGCCGATAAAGAAGCCGATATTGGTGGACGATTTTTAGAAGAATATCAAGAATTAAGAAGTAAGGAAAGTGATGTATCTAAAGCAGATATCAATATAAATGAATTACTTTTAGAGGAATTTTTAGAGGGTGAAGAATTGGTGGATTTATTACCGGAGCAAATATTCGACCCATATAATTTATACAATTTACAAATGACTATTGAATTTAGATTTGATAAATTGGGTGAAATATCTCAATTATACGAAATAGATGAGCGCAAAACTTTACCTGAAACTACCATTGATGATAAAACGGGGGAAGAAAGGGAAATTGAGGGAGAAGAAAACCCCAATTACGGAGAACCTATATTGGATGAAAATGGAGAAAAAATTCCTTTGTATGAGGAAGATGATTTAGGTAATTTTATTGAAGTTAAAGTTATCACTAAATTAAAACATTTAGGTAAGTTTGTGGTTAAAAGTCGTAGCAGTAGAGATTCTCCATATAATAGGGCTAGAGATGTTTATGTTAAATCTCTTAGAAATAAATTAGATACTATTGAAGAAGCCATAGATGATATACCAAAAGCGAGTGATTAGTATGGCTAAGTATTATTCCCCTTCTGATTATACTGCAATAAATCCTAATTATGCCACAGGTAATGGGTATTACACTACTTCCTCTAAAGTAGCCGAGTTATTACAAGTTCCAGATTTTGACGCTAATACCACCCCAATGCATTCAGAAGTTGGAGAATTTGTTAAAAGAATGGAAGATTTCATTGATGAAAAAAGTGGAACTTCGTGGAGAAGATTACTTTACGAGAAGGAACATCATAACTTTACATTCGGGATAGGTCATTATCCTGCTAGTGCTTGGAGAGATTATTTAGGTTTTGTGCAATTAGACAGACATGATATTTCTAAGATTGTTAGGTTAGAAGTTTGGCAAGGAAATACATGGGTTAATTTAGCATCTGCTGAGGCATCAGTAACTTTTAATGATTATACGTCAATGATTAACGGAACAACTCAAATTAATCTTAAATTGCCTAATAGTGGCTTAGTATTTAATTTATTGGCGGGGACTACAAATTCAAGATTCGATACCACATATGGTAATAAAACCGCCGCAGAAGAACTTGTTTCACTAATCAACGAAAGGTTTCCTTCAAACACCGCTAGTTTAACGGGAGCAACTGCTACTAAAGCGCAAACAGATAGCACCGGAGCAAAAACAGTTTCGGATTTCTTTTATGCTTCGCTTGATTCCGAGAATTCAAATAAGGTTTTAATTTCCTCTTTATTACCAAGTGATGATGGTGCTAATTGTTCAATTTATCTTAATGGTAGTTCTTCAACTACTTCTGCACACGGTCTTGAGGTGTCTTCTTTTACTGATAAAGAAGACTCTGGTAGGATGAGTGAGTGGTGGAAAATTGATAGAGAGGGGAGAATATTTTTCCGAAATAAGTTCCCTTACATTCAGTTAAATTCAGTTAAGATTACTTATTTTGCAGGTAGTAGTAGAGTGCCGGCAATTATTACTGATATTGCTACTAAGTTAGTTGCTTGTGAAATATTGCGCTCCGACGATGCTACAGTTCTAATTACTGAAAGTGGTAATCAAATATCAGTTAAAGAAAAATATGATTTATTGCGAACAGAAGCGTTAGATATGTTAGCAGGTAAGAAAGAAGGGGTTGTTTTAATTGAGTAAGGTTATGGCTATAATTAAAAGAACAGAAATTATGTATAAAGAACGTAATAAATTATTCATTGAAAGTGGGTTAGGTGATTACGCTTATTCGGATGCAGAAATTGAAAAATATATTGTTGAAGCAATGGAAAAAGAAATTGGTGCTAGATTAAATAAAATTGTTAAGGAAAGTGGATTGTAATGGATGAAGTAACATATTTTGTTCAACTGTTGAGAAACAATTGGCCTTCAACATCAGTCATGGACACTACTTTAGGTATTGCTACTGCTCATAGAATTAAACCAACAATTCTAGATATTCGTAATTTATCTTCGGGTGGTTCAACTGATGGAACTTCGGGTAAAGTTAGTCGAGGCCAAGCAAGACAATATTCTCTATTAAATAAGTTAAATCCGGCAGTTGGTTCAGCAACTTCTTCCGACCTAATTATAATCTTTGAAGACGGTCAAGATATTGAATATCCTACCATAGATTGGTCAGTTAGAAATGAAAATTATAACTTAACGTGCCACATTAGAACTATTTCGGCGGGTGATACAAGAGCCGCAGATAACATGTATGGACACGAT